CCCGGCTATACAGCCTCACCAGTAGTTTATAAGCTACTAGGTCCTACTCCAGGACGGAATAGGCAATGGCTTGATGCCTCCAAACTTTGGACCCATTGATTCGGGTCTGAGAGAGATAACTACAAATCGTCGAGATAGGGTCGCCACGGCATATCTGGCCAGTACGTAATCTTTTCGTACGTAACCAAACGCCTGAAGCGGCTATTACTATCTACTTTCCCACTTTGCATCCCAAGGAGGAATGCTAGGTAGCGAAATTGCAGGTTCCAGGTGGAAGTGTCTTCCTTCAAAGGTATAAACCTGAGAAGTTGAAGTCTCCAAACCTTACACTGCAAGTCGTTGTCGTAGTAAGCGAATCGCTCACCATAGGAAGGATCGGCATGAAGGTAGTGGTCCGTCTGGACCGCTTTCCCTGCATACCACTTCCAGAATTTCTGGCCCGGAGGAAGATGCGGTGGGCCCCAAAGGGGCTTATCCACACATTCCAACAGGTACCTGCACAAGGAGTGCAGTTGAAATCCGACGCGATTCCATACTAAGCGATTATAGAGATTATAAACCTCTTGGTCGTTAGACGGAACCGATTTGACGTAGACCGGGCGCAGATCGACTCCTTGATAGAAGTCAGACCCGCATGTCTCTCTAAAGAAGCCGAAGACAAAGGATTTGTCAAGGTTCACCGAGAAACCGAAGAACTGTAGAGCTTCAACGAGTAGCGCATAAGCGCCGGGAGCGACAACGATGTCGTCCCCATATACTCGCAAGTTTGTAAGTTCCTCACCCGCTAGAATCGTACAGGCCTTGGCAATAGCGTAGAAGAGAATGGACTCGACGGGAAATGTAAAAGCATTCCCCATACTTGAGAACTTCTCGTACGTACACCAAGTCATCCCTTTATCAAGAGTGTAGTTCTTGGATCTTAAATCGTCCAATAAAACAAACCACTCTCTAGGGAATAGCATGCGAACAACTTCAATGCTTACACAATCAGAAGCTGAGCTCAGATCAACGGTGGCCGCTTCAAGCGGTACCGAAGACCCTAACTTAGCAGGGCCATGATTCCTTGCCTGATCGTCCAGGGTAACGCCATGTCGGCGTAGCCTTTTGGACAGGTAGGAATCAACACCCTTCTGCATGTAAACATTTAATGAAGGCTCAATCGCTATTGTACGATCGATAACAGCAGTCTTTGCGACTGTTGTAAGACGATTCCCATCCACTATGCTATAAGTACACCCCTCAGTCACCAGGGCCTGTTTCCATGGCTCACAATGATTTAGGAAGAACTTTACATATGGTATGGCTTCTCGTGTCACTGAGTGCGGTCCCTTGACCTTGTAATACAGGTTTCGGTGCGCTGGCTCAGTTGACGAAAAGGTAAATCCAGGGCCGAAGCCTGCGGATGCAGCTATTTTAAATAGCTGGATATGCCCAAGCGGGCCCACGATGTCTTCAATGATATCGCGGGTCCTTGAAACTACGTGCTGCATGTCGTTAGACAGACAGCCTAGTTCCTCAGAGTAGAACGAAAGGCGCTCGTTAGTTTCCCTACAAGTCTCTTCAGACTCAAGGAATTTGGCGATCGCTGCATCCTTCCTACCCTGGGCAGTTGTGCCAGGCGAATCAACGTTCTTTTTATAGAACGCGTTCAACTGGCGCCAAGCCGCAAGCTCTAGGAACCCGACCGATGCTGATTCTGCTTGGTCGAGTTTCAAATCGATGTAGGTCAGCGCATCTCCAAGACGATCCGACGTTATAAGGAAAATTATTTCCCGTCGGGCTTCTTCCGGAAGATGATGGCCAATATCGATAAGACCTTGGATGATGATGTTATCAAGACGGGGACGACTCTTAAGATTCGTCCGATTCGGCTTTGCCATAATTGTCTCCTTGGTGACGTGAGATCTCGTCGTCGATACTTCTTCATTACAGAATAAGTGAAGTCGTCCAATGAATGAATATAAAACTCATCATCGGTACGCACAATCACTAACCTCTGGGAATGTCGAGATCGTCAATAAGATCGGACGCTAACTCTGCATCGGAAAAGATTGTCCCTTGCAGATTAACCATAGCCTTGACGTCTGCCGCAGGATGCGACAGGTCCCAACTAATGGTTGTGTCCACTATAGCTTTTGCGAGCATAGGGTTACCATCACTATCCAGAAACGTTCGGATAGTGCGGATCCTAGCTTGCGGTTTGCTAAAGCTCCCGTTCACCGCTACCGGCTGCTTGCGATCAAAGATCACAAGATAGTTCTCTTGGACAGTATGTCCAGAGACGAGGTAGGTGGATTGATTACGGTTCTCAGACCCATCGTAGGTCCAGGTTCCGGGTACAGTAAAGTCAGCCATGATTGGCTCCTTTTTGATGCATCCTTTTCAGATGCGGGTTTGTTTACGAATTGTCTTCAACAGCCCAGCCCACTTACCCCAAAACAGACCTAGAAGGTCTACCATTTTGAGGGTGTCTAAGTTGATGTCGACGACGACAGAGAAGGAAGGCAAAGCCTCTAACCTTTCGTACGTTTTGTCTACGACGGTCAGCGTGTCAGACGACAGCGGACCTTCAAGACGGGACTCATAAGTAGAGCCCCAATCGTACTGAATAGGCGTGGCAATAGTCGTAGTGGTCACAGTCGAGATTGTTGACTGATAACCCGCTACGATACTTCCTTGCGCGAATGGCGAGAATGCCCGCAGAGCCTTGCCTAGGTTGGTAAACCAATCTAGGACGAAGGAATACGGGATAACCTCGTAAACGGTTGATAGAGGGTCGACAGACAGGATTGCCTGCGCTGCCTTTTCTATCATAACTCCACAATGCACTTTTGCTTCATACGTCTGGGTCGTAGATCCAGAGATGTTGCACCAGTTGCTAGAGCTCACTTGAAGTGAAGGCCCATAGTGCTTAGCGATATACGAGGGGTGATTATAAACCACCCTAGAACTTGTGTTGCTATCAGTAGCTGACTTTCGGATAAATCCGTCTGCCATATACTTGAGACGCAACAACGTTAAGTTTATATCGGTAATATCATAAGCGAGAGTGCGCCAGCCATATCTGCCCTCGAGCCAAGTCTGGAAGAATCCAGACAGCCCTCGTTCAGCAATGGCGTGCGCGCCGCCTCGTGAAGAGGCGACTCTCTCTGCTCGTGATAACACATTGGACCGGAATTTCCCGACCATATTGGTCATCTTTCCCCACTCGGCGACAAATGTTGATACGTCCCACATTTCGGACCTAGCTCTCGCTAGGGCTTCGATCTGGGCCGCGTTGGCATCCGGCGTCGATGGTATAGCACCAGACCAACCTACCATCAAGTTTGACTTAAAACTATATAGGTAGGAGGTGGCAAGATTGCCATAATAGTGACTGCGAGCTGTAGTAGCTCCGTCGCTATGTCTAATGTTATACCAGTGTCTATGCTTATAGTTATTTTCATCTAAGATGAAAGTACGTTTAACTTGAGACATGTCATTGCAAGGCAGCACCCCTCCTTCGCGTTTTAATGCGAAGTAAGAAGGGCTGACTTGATCAGTCATAGTCTCGGAACTGTTCCTTTGATTGGAAGATTCCTTCCAGGTCCAGTTCGCATAGATCTTGTTGGTGAAATAGTTGGGTATGGTGCGAGACCGTGTTCGCGACATTATTATTTACTCTGTTTGTTAAGACAAGGGAAAAGGTATCCCACCGTTGGGCGAATCTCTTAGAGACTGCTTACTTAGCAAAATCCTCGGCCCTGGCCGTAACGAGGACGTACATAGTGTACGGAACTGGTATCACTACCAGTCTGGACGCAACCCCAGGGGGTTGCG